GGCGCTAGCAATCTCGGGTGTAGATTCCATTTCAGAAAAATCACTATACCGAGCCATGCGGTCAAAAGTCCCATAAGCAGAAAGAGTGCTATTGTACACGTCTGAATGACTTTTCTTAAAAAGTTCCACAGCAGAAGAGGCATTCTTACCAGCTTTTGTCGTATCTTTGATCTTTCTTTTAATAGATGGTCCAGACCTAAATAATTTCGTAAGTCTTTGAAACAAGTTATCTGATGTTTTCTTTTCTGCCATGTCATACCTCTAACTAACCAATAATTATACGTTAGTTTTTATTTTAGCCAGTCGAATTGATTATACGGAGTCTTTGATCCCGGAAAGGTTACACTCTTTTGTCTGTGCTGAACTTTGCTAGGGCTCTGATCTAAGATCGTATCCTCGACTTGTGTTGAATTCACAGCAAATGCTGCTAGCATTGCTTTGTTTAAGTCAGTGCCGTGTTTTGACAACTGTGGTGAAGTGTCATAAAGCCAAACTCCGATTGCCAAAGCCATGATAAGGTCATCATTCTGGCCTCTCATTGCTTGCGCTTTTCCATTCTTCCATACGAAGGTTTTTAATTCTTCATATAACCGACTGGAACGAATCTTCACTTGTTTGGTTCTCAACACTTCTTCCAATTTCGTCAGTATTTGTGCTCGAGTCTTAGAGTTTGTCTGAAACCCGATTTTGGCGATACTCCTTTCGCCGTATAGATAATTATATCTATCTTTTTCATTTTGGAAATATAAGTTACGATAATCTAGCTCGTTTAATTTCATAATGACAGCGTAACCATACGAATTGTTCTCTGGACATATCAAAGCTTCGTTGTATCTTCTGCCAGCCTCTGCTAGCAATTGTGCAAATCTATCCGGAGGTAATTTCCCTTGGTATTCTGCCACAATAGCGCTTGCCTCTGTATCAATCACGTGGAAAGTGGAATAGTCACCAGCATCGCCTCTAGATACATCTGCCGAGATTACGTATTTCTTTTCCGTAAGAGGATAATCCCATACCCAGACTCCCATGTCAGGACCCCATCGATCGACAGGTGTTTTTATCCATTCTCGAATATATTCTATGTCTTCTACTCTAAGAAATGTTTCACCCGAAGCTGCAAAGTCACAAAGTAATTCTTGCGCAATCTGTTTTTGTGACATGTTCTTTGTTTCTTCTTCAAACCATTTTTCATCTCTTTCTGGGTGAACATCCCATTGGAGTTTGATTGGATTGAATATATTTTCGCCTTTGTCTGCTAATGTGTAAAGATCGTAATATTGGCCTCCAACACCATTTGGCGTAGAAAGGATAATCGCTTCACCACCAGTTGATAACGTAGGATACAAACCAGTCCACAATGTATCAAAGTTTCTTACGAAAGCAGCCTCATCCACAATTAGAAGTGACAATGCTTCTGAACGGCCTGCATCTTCCGAAGTGGGTATCGCTTTAATTTGAGAACCATTATTGAACTCGAGTGCTTGCGAATTATTCTTCACGATTTGAGGAAGTATCAACCACTTAGGGCATGATGCAAGAAGAAATTTGCACTTACGAATAAAGTTCTGTGCAACTGCTAATTTTGTAGCAATGATAAGAACATTTTTATCTTTATGAAACAGTACCAACCACATCGCATAAGCAGCTGAAATAGTAGAAAGACCTAGCTGTCTAGATTTGAGCACGATGTTGAATCGATTCGCTCTAAAGTCATTAACACAGTCATCTTGAAATGGATACGTCTTGAAAGGAATAGCACCACGAGTAGGATGTTGAATCTTTACATACTTGTTGAAGAAGTATATGGGATCTTTTCCACACTTGATTATTTCTTTGACTTGTAACTGTTTGCTATTTCTAGTTGAGGCCATCGTTATTCTATATGATACTGAATAGTTCTGTAGTATTTTCCACGCAGCAACGAAGGATTAAAAGAAATGATCTCTAGAAAAGATTCTTTGAGAGGCTGTTGTCCAGATCTTTCGCTTTTGAACTCTTTTACTTTCAATGCTCGGCCAGCTTCTGATCTAAAATCTTTTTTTAATTGTTTCACTTGTTCATCGATCATTTTCCTAGAAACATCATCGTATTCTTTTTGTGCAGTCATGACACCTGCTCTAGAGTTTACATTTATGATTGTTTCAAATCTTATCTCTAAAACATGGCCTGAATCACAGTGATTCATTAATTTGTATGCTATTGCATGACCAGCATCTCTCATAGAGCTACGACCAAAAGTGGTGTTAGTGATTGATTCTAGTGCTCTCAATTCTTGTAAGTTTAACATTTGACATCTCCTTTTTGTTTATAATTATCTGGTCTCCAACCTTCTTCCCATTTTTCTCTATTGGGATAGCGATATATTACATCACAAGTTAGACAACAACCCCATTTTCTGTTATTCATTACGTCTTTCAAACTTGGCAATGCTTTTTCACACACAGGGCAATCTTTGGCTTCTGGTTTGTATTCCTCTGGAAGAATTATAACAATGTTATTCATATACCACCTTTGAGTCAACGCCATTCCTAGTGATTTCGATTACTTCATCAACAGAATCTTTAATAAACTCTACATGAGAAATGACAAGAATAAGTCTATAGTACCGCTTCAATCTATGAAGTAATCCTACAACAGATTCGATATTATGGGGATCCAACGCACCAAAGCCTTCGTCTACAATGAACATATCGGATTTAGAAAGCGATGACACATTCGACATGGCCACTCGTAGTGCCATAGACGATACCATCTTTTCCATACCAGATGCACACTCGACAGGACGACGAGAATCTCCGTAGTTAATAAAAATGTTCGTATTTCTTTCGTCTACTTCTAACTCTATCGTGAAACCGGTCACATCCGATAGTATCTTTGCGAGCTCTGCATTTATAGCAGGCAACTGTTTTGACATGACATGCGTGGGGATGCCTCGCCAGGACGTAGCTCTAAGAAGAAAGTCATAAGCTTTATATTCCATCTGAAGCCTATCATACTCTATTTGATCTTTCTTCAATTGCTCTATATCACTCGTAAATTTACCAATCTTACCGACATTATTTATATACGATGACTCTTTTACATCAACTTGGCTAGCAACATTTTGAACCATTCTTTGGAGTTGCTTAAGCTCATCTGATTTGTCTGAATTCAATCTAAGTTTCAAACCAACTATCTGTTCGTTTAATTGATCGATTTCTCTTTGCAATCTAGAGATCTTCATTTGGCTAGTTTCTATCGAAGACTCTAAACGTGCATATGTGATCTTGTCTTCTGCTTCTTGTCTTAGCATACCCTCGTACTTAGCAATACGGTTTCGAAGACCTTCACCTTCCAAATCATCTATAGATTCTTTCATTTTAGCAACTTCTGTGCGTAATTCCGAAACAAGTTCCTTTTGTTCTTTCATCAAAGTTTTGTTTCTATGAGATTCGGCAATAAACTTACAAGTAGGAAACGAATCACCACAAGGCACTTCTTTCAAAAGAGATACAGAATGCTTTTGACTCTTAAGTATACGACCTTCTTTGTCTAACAAGTTCTTCTGTTTCATAAGTGATCTGTTTAGATCTTCGAGATTCTCTAGTCTTCTTCGAAAGCCTTCGATTGGAAATGTAGCTTTGATGTTATCGTACTTACCAAACTTGTTGCGAAGAGATTCGAGTTCTTCTTGTGTGGTTTCGATGGTACGTGATAACTTACGCATCTGATTTTTCTTTGTCTCAAGATTCGATTGTGCACGCTGTAAGACAGATGGATCTACAAAGTCATCGTGGTCTGCATTTGCTTTGCTTCGCAAACTGGAAAGTCTTTCTGACAGCTCATCTATCTCCATTTTTAGATCTACATTTTCTTCAGTTAGTTGTCCTATGCGATGCTTCTTTTTGCGTATTTCAGCTACCCAATCTTTTTCGTCCATCCTCTTAAGAACACCCTTGATGCCTTCTCCCTCTGTTCGAATCTGTTTATTGATTTCATCAAAAACATCCAGACCCATAAACATTGACAAGAGCTTCTTTCTATCGGTACTTCCTTTGTTAATGAAAGCATTCATGTTTCCTTGTGCAGCAAAGGATGTCATCATAAATTCATCAGGAGAACCAATAAGATCTCTAAGTTCTTTTTCAGTTTCTCTTCGTTGTTCTCCTGATAGATCTCGCAGGATGCATCCTTCATCGTCTACTTCAAAAAGATTTAGGTATGTCTGTGCACCATCAGTTCCCTTTCTTCTGGAAGTATACCGGACAGATTGTCTTTCAATACGATACAGTTTGGAGTTGACAGAGAAAGTAAGATCCGAGTTTGCTTCTTTCTTTCGATAATTTACGACGTGAGCATTGGATGTAAGACCTCTATCGTTGGAATTGTAGAGAGAATACATGATTGTACCCGGAATAGACGACTTGCCACATCGATTTTGGCCGAATAGACCTACGACACCGCTAAGTTTCCCGAAATCAATCGTGTTATGTGATCCGTATCCAAACGTATTATCGAAGTTCATCTTCTTAAGCGACCACTTTTTGCCAAGAGGTATCGAATAATCGAGCTCTTTGATAGTCTTTTCCATAATTTCGAAGCATTCGTCCCAAAACTCTTCGGTGAAACCTTCGTCAGAGCCGTATTCAGCAAGTAGATCCTTATGTGTCTGCAAATCACTTAGATCTAATACTTCTAATTTTTCGATTACTTCATCTTGTGACTGATTTTCATACTTTGGAACAAGTTTAAATACAACTTCGTGCGCATCGTATTCTCTTCGCAAAACAGTTGACACTTTTCTCTGAGTCTTAGGGTCTAATTGCTCATTTGCTCGTATTCTATATCGAGCTCCACGAGGCCATGTGGCCACGCACTGGGCGATAGTAGAAATAATATTCCCCTGCCAGTCGACTGTAACGAATGGATTATCATGTGCAACTGGATGAAATTCTACTTTAAAGTCGTCAGGGCCGTCTATATGCCAACATAAAAAACCTTTGCCGGGTGTTTCACCGTAGTTTTGCTGGATTGTAGATCCGGGATAGTGAATTCGACCATCTGCATCCATTTGTTGTCGTTTGTGGATGTCTCCAAGCATAGTGAATGTGAATTCTCGGAATCTAGACATTTTTGTCTCACCTTCCAGCATGAAATCACCGTCAGTATGAGAACCCCAAACAGATCCGTGATAAAGAGCAATAGAGATAGGTTTCTTACCTGATGGTTTTAGAGAATCATATCCTTTCGTATCAAATGGACAATAAACACACCATTCAACATCTTCCATATGTGGATCTGGATAAACACCTGTGCCTTTGTATAGGTACAAGCGTGGCAAATTCAGCACATTTATGATAGGAGAAATTGCGTCTTGGCGATCTGCATTGAGTACAAGGCCATCGTGATTTCCTAACATGACATGTACAGGGCATATTTTATGCATTTCTGTGAACCACCATGCAAGTGAGTCAATTAACTCGGGTGATATACCTTGAGTCTTCGAATGGACAATGTCTCCTGCAATGACAATTGCATCGGGATTTATTTCCCTGCACTGTTTAAACATGTCTTCGAATGAGCGTCGGTATTCCTCATGGCGTTGTAATCCACGCCAATGAACGTCAGCAATATGTACTATCTTCATAGATCTTCTCCTAATTGATAGATGTATTATACTCACATGTGTGCGGGTTTACAATAAGAATAATTATGCTATAAGCCTTGTATCATATTCAAAAGCTTTGTATC